CGCCGCGCATGACGGCTACCGAGGCGCTGATTCGGGCGCAGGAGAAGGGCATGCTTCTCACGCCCACGATGGGGCGCCAGCAGTCCGAGGCGCTCGGGCCGCAGATCGAGCGCGAACTCGACCTGCTCATGTTCCACCGCATCCTGCCCCCGATGCCCCCCGAACTGGTGGAGGCCGGTGGCGACTACGAGATCGTCTACGACTCGCCGATGTCGCGCATGGCCCGCGCCGAGGAACTGGTTGGTGTGCAGCGCACCATGGAACTGTTGGCCCCGTTCGCCCAGATCAACCCCGAGGTGCTCGACGTGTTCGACCCCGACGCGCTGGCTCGCTTGACCGCCGAGGTCTCCGGTGTCCCGACGCCGGTGCTGCGCAGTCAGGAGACCGTCAACGCGATCCGCGAGGGTCGCCGGGCGCAGGAGCAGGAGGCCATGGCCATCCAGGCCGCGCAGCCGATTGCCGGGGCGATGAAGGATGCGGCGCAGGCTAACCAGTTACTTCAAGGAGCGTGATGATGGCAGATGATCCGTGGAAGCACCGTAGTGCTGGAATGAAGTGCAAGACGTGCATGTGGTTTGCCGCGAAGGAGAGCCTGGCAAAGGATGATCGAGGGGTGCTTGGCAGATGCCGGAGGCATGCGCCATCCATGAACGGGTTTGTCCCTGTATTCGAAATGGATTGGTGTGGGGACCACCGCCTCGATGAGTCGAAGATCGCGGCGCAGGCGAACCAGTTACTTCAAGGAGCGTGACGATGAGGATGTCGATGACGCAGGACCTGCAAGGATACCTGTTCCGGTTTTTCATGACTCGGTGGTCTGAGGTGGCGTACATCCGACTCGGGTTGTCGGGATTGCAACTGGAGATCGAGTTTCCGTCCGATTGGCACGAGGAGTGCGCCGGTTGGGTGCGAATCGGACTCGGGTTCATGAAAATCGGAGTCGCCTTTCCGTGGCCGTGGGTGTCGAAGGACGACTGTCAGTGTTCTGGCCACACCTACGGATTCAACTTTTTCGGTGACGGGTTGCATGTGCATTGGGGGAAGCAGCACGGCAAGACCAATGATCCGTTCACGATATTCAAGATGCCGTGGCAGTGGCGACACCGGAAACATCTGGTTCTCAGTGAGCCTGAGACTCACTCGTTCACGTATTTACTGCGCGATGGAACAGCCCAGCACAGGGACGCAACAATTCAAAAGGAAAGTCGTTTGTGGACTCGTCCGTGGATACCATATCGACGATATGAGGAGTACATCGACATTCAGTTCAGTGACGAGGTTGGTGAAAAGTCAGGTTGTTGGAAAGGTGGTGTACTTGGATGCGGCTACACCATGCATCCAGGAGAGACGCCTCTCCAGACTTTGAGGCGAATGCAGGTTGAGCGAAAACTCTGATGAACCTCAACCCCATGACTCTCATTCGTCGCCGGGCCTACCGTGCGACGTTCAACACTGTCGAGGGGCGCAAGGTCCTGGCCGACCTTCGACGGTTCTGCAGGGCCTCAGTGCCAACGGCAGATGTGAACAATGTCCAGGCCACCTACCTCCTCGAAGGCAGACGGGAAATCTGGTGCCGGATACAAGCACATCTCCAGTTGACCGACGAGGATGTTTTCAACTTGATCGAGGAAGACCCCAATGAGTAGAACTATTGACGAACACAAGGTAAACCCGGCGAACGACACGCTGACGCTTCAGGTTCTGGATGAGCCGGGTGCGGGCGGTGCGCACCATCACTACGATGTCAGCGGGTTTGATTCAAGCACGAACCCTTCAGCGCCAGCCTTCATGACGAGGCAGTGCATTCTGTTCCAGAACGGCCCTATCACGGAGGTCGGCGTGAACGGTCTGACTCATGAGGTCCTGCTGGCCATCGTTGTCGACCGCCTACGCAGCTTCCAAAAGGGGCCGTATTCCTGCAAAGCCAACGCCTGCGCCCTCACCCACATCGAGGAAGCGCAGCACTGGTTGCAGCAGCGCACGATTGAACGCATGCGCCGGGGCGTCGAAGGTACACACACGATATAACCCAAGGAACCACTCATGCCTGACTCCACTGCTGCCGCCCTGCTGGGCGATAACGGCACCCCTGCTGCCCCGGCCGCTGGTGTGCAACCCACCGCGCAACCGAGTGCCAACTCGGTCTGGACAGCCGCATTCGACGAGGACACGAACGCCTACGTCAGCAACAAGGGGTGGAAGGAACCCTCGGACCTGCTGATGTCGTACCGCAACCTGGAGAAGTTCGCCGGGGGCGCCAAGAACCTCTTGGAACTGCCGCCCGAGGACGCCAGCCCCGAGGCACTCGAAGCCTTCTACACCAAGCTCGGTCGGCCGGCGAACCCCGATGAGTACGGCTTCAAGGTGCCCGAGGGCGGCAGTCCTGAGATGGTCGAGTGGTTCAAGACCGCGGCGCACAAGCACGGATTGAACACCAAGCAGGCGCAGTCGTTGTTCAATGAGTTCAACGGCATGTCGGGCTCGATGCAGGAGAAGTTCCAGGCCCAAATGGCGCAGGAATCCGAAAAAGCCATCGGTTCATTGAAACAGGAGTGGGGTCAAGCCTACGACCAGATGATCGGAGCGGGGCGCCGCGCTGCTTCGGCGCTGGGGTACGACGCCGGGAAACTCAGTGCGATCGAGGACAAACTCGGCACGGCTGAGATGCTCCGCTTGTTCGCGCAACTCGGCTCCAAGATGGGCGAGGACTCGTTCGCCGGGGAGCGCAGCGAAGGTGGGTTCGGCGTCACCCCTGCCGCCGCGAAACAGCAGATCGCGGACTTGAAGCTCGACAAGGGTTTCATGGACAAGTACCTCGCTGGCGACAAGGATGCCGTGAACAAGCTCCAACGACTCATGGAGGCCGCGCATGCAGGCGGATGAGGTTCGGCTGCGCGTATTCGAGGCCATGGTGGGACAAGCAACCAAGGTCGGTTTGTTCAACCCAAAAGAACTCATTGAATCTTGTGCACAGGTCGAAAAATATGTGCTAGGATTGCCAACAGTTGAGGACCCACCGGCCCCGACCACTCGGAAGACGCTGACCAGGCCCGTCAAGGACAACCTGGTTCCAAGTTTCCTGAGCAACTGACCCCACTCAAGTGGACAAGTCGAAACAGAGCTTCGGTGATTTTGTTTCCACTTACCACCTGAAAGGGTCATATCATGAGTTTCCAAGTCACGACCGCGTTCGTGCAGCAGTACAGCACCAATGTGCAGCTGCTGCTCCAGCAGCGCGGATCTCGGTTGCGCGATTGCGTGACCGTCGGTTCCTACACCGGCAAAGCCGCCAAGGTTGTCGAGCAAATCGGCGCGGTGACGGCGCAAGCCAAAACCAGCCGCCACGCCGACACCCCACTGATCAGCACCCCGCACGACGCCCGCTGGTGTCACCCCACGGACTTCGAGTGGGCCGACATGATCGACGATCAGGACAAGTTGCGCATGCTGATCGACCCCACGAGCCCCTACGCCATGAACGGCGCATACGCTCTGGGTCGTGCGATGGATGACATCATCATCACCGCTGCTCTGGGCACCGCCCTGACCGGCGAGAACGGCTCCACGAGCACCGCATTCGACACTGCCAACCAGCAGATCGCCGTCGGCGCCACGGGTCTCACGGTCGCCAAGTTGCGCACGGCTCGCAAAATCCTGCTGACCAACGAGGTCGATGTCGCCATGGACCCCCTCTACGTCGCTGTCACGGCGGTGCAGATGGACAACCTGCTCGGCACCACCGAGGTCACGAGTTCCGACTACAACACCGTCAAGGCGCTGGTGCAGGGCAACGTGGACACGTTTCTCGGGTTCAAGTTCATCCACTGCGAGCGTCTGGGTGTCGATGGGTCGGGCGACCGGCGCTGCATCGCCTGGGCCAAGTCGGGCATACACCTGGGCATGTGGAACGACATCACGACCAAGATCAGCGAGCGTGCTGACAAGTCGTATGCCACGCAGGTGTACGTCAAAGGGACCTTTGGTGCCACCCGCACCGAGGAAAAGAAGGTCGTCGAGATCATCTGCGATCTGTAAGGAGCACACGACATGGCAACCACGACCTATTCCACCGATGCCGCTGGCCTTGGGGCTTCCCCCACCACGAAACTGAGTGGTGCTGTAGTCGGGGGCCGGCTGCGCCGGTTCCGCGCTATCATCCCCTTCGCGGCGCAGGCCGATGGCGACACCATCGTCCTGACGACTGTGCCGGCCGGCTACACGTTCGCGTTCGGCATGATCAACGCCTCGGCGACGTTCGGTGCCAGCGCGACCATCGCCATCGGCATCGCGGGTGCGACCGGCAAGTATCGAACCGCGGCGACCCACACCACCACGGTTCCGACGCTGTTTGGTCTCTACACTGCGGCCGACGATGTGCCGCTGGCAGCCGCTGAGACGATCCTGTTGACCATCGCCACCGCAGCCCTTCCTGGCTCTGGCAGCGCGGTCATCGATCTGTACTTCTCGGCACCGTGATGAACCGGGGGCTTCGGTCCCCGTTCCTCTGAAAGGACACACCATGGCAAAGAAATTCGTTGACGCCGCGATCAAGACGGAACAGGAGTCGATGACCTTGGAAGACGGGAGCGCCCTGACCCTGACCAACGGTGTCCGCGTCCTGTACGACGACACGCTGGAGAAGGGTGCCATCGCGGTGCTCTTGGAGCGCATCAAGAACGCGATCCTGCGCCTCGAACCGCAGTAACCGGAGGCCACTGTGCCGTCCGTAGTAGACCTGTGCAACAGTGCCCTGGACAAAGCGGGGCATGGTGCAATCACGAGTCTGGACGACAACACCAAGGCCGCGCGCTTGTGCTCGCGCAACTGGCCCCTGGTGCGCGACCGTGTGTTGCGCAAGCATCCTTGGAATTTCGCCGTCAAGCGCACCAACCTGGCCGCGCATGAGACTGCCCCTGACTGGGGGTTCACGGCGAAGTTTCCACTCCCTTCTGACTTCCTGCGTCTGCTCGAAGTCCGTGACCTATCCACAGGCGAATTCCAACTCGAAAACGGGTTCATCCACGCCAATGCGACGGTCCTGTATATCCGCTACATCTCGCGCATTGAGGACCCCAATGTCTATGATGCGCTGTTCATTGACACCGTGGCCACTCGCCTGGCTGCAGAACTCGCTGAACCACTGACCCAGAGCACCACGAAAAAGAAGGCGCTTCTGGAGGAATACGACGTGTTCATCGATGACGCGAAGCGGGCCGACGCGCAGGAGAACCCACCTGTTGTGTATGAGGAGGACGAGTGGATTAAAGTGAGGTACTGATGAAAGCCTCACCTGCTCAAACGTCCTTCAACGCTGGTGAACTGTCTCCGTTGCTCAAGGGGCGTCCGTCTCTTGACAAGTTCAAGAATGGGTGCGAGACCCTTGAGAACTTCATTCCTCAGATCCAAGGCCCAGCGCGCAAGCGTCCAGGCACCCGGTTCGTGGCCGAGGTCAAGGATTCTGCAGACGCCACGCGCCTGCTACCCTTCGAATACAGCACCAGTCAAGCCTACGTCCTGGAGTTCGGGGACCTGTACGTCCGGTTCTATCTGGACGGCGGGGTCGTTGAGTCGAGCCCCGGTGTCCCTTACGAGGTCGTGAGTCCGTACACCTCGGCTCAGGTGGCAGCACTCGAATACGCACAGTCGGCCGACGTGATCTACATCACGCACCCCGAACACCCACCTTACAAACTCGCCCGTGTCAGCGCCCTATCGTGGACCCTGACCGCCGTTACGTTCGCATGGCCACCGTTCAATGATGAGAACACGGGGACCACAACGATCACTGCCTCGGCGGTCACAGGTGCGGGCATCACCCTCACCGCATCTGCGTCCCTGTTCGTCGCAGGTGACGTGGGCTCGTACTTCAAGATCAGCGAGATCAGCGCCTCGAAATACAACCAGTGGACCACCGGGGTCGTCCATACCGCGGGCAACATCGTCTACTACCTTGGCAACATCTACGAGTCCGCGAGCAATGCCACCGCTGGCTCACGACCACCTATTCACACCAGCGGCACCGAGAGTGACGGGGCGGTCGATTGGCTATTCCTGCACGACGGGGCCGGGTACGCTCAGGTCACTGCCTACACCAGCGCCACTCAGGTCACGGCTACCGTTGTCAAGCGCCTGCCCACCACCAGCGCCACGACCCGTTGGTCCGAGGGTGCGTGGTCCAACCGACGCGGGCACCCGCACGCCGTCACGTTCTATGAGGATCGTCTGTGGTTCGCCGGCTCGACCAGCCGACCGCAGACCCTGTGGGCCAGCGTGTCGGGGGACTACGAGAACCACAAGTACGGCACCAACGACGACGATGCGTTGAACTACACGATCAACACGCAGGACATGAATACGATCGAGTGGTTGGCGCCCACCAAAGTGCTGGCCATCGGAACGGCCAACGGCGAGTTCACCCTGAGTGCCACCCAGATCAGCGACCCGGTGACGCCCACCAACGTGAAGATCACGCCGCAGACCACCTTCGGCAGCGCCACGGATGTCAAACCCTTGCGTGTGGGGTCGGTGATCCTGTTCTTGCAGCGCGCCGGCCGCAAGCTGCGCGAGTACGCCTACCAGTTCGACACCGACTCGTTTGTCGCGCCCAACATGAACGTGCTGGCCGACCACGTTACCGAGTCCGGTGTCGTGGACCTCGCCTACCAGCAGGAACCAAGTCAGATCGTGTGGGCGGCGCGTGCCGATGGGGTACTCGCCGGCATGACATACGAACGCACTGAGGACGTGGTGGGCTGGCACCGGCACAGCATCGGCGCCGGCATCGTAGAGTCGGTGATCACCCTGCCCCATTGGGACGGGGATCAGGATGTACTGTGGATGGTCGTTCGGCGCACGATCGATGGTGGCACGAAGCGGTACGTCGAGTACGTCGAGAAGTACATGACCGACGAGTATGCGTTTTTCGTGGATTGCGGTCTGACCTACGATGGTTCACCCGTCACCGCGATCAGCGGACTGGATCACCTTGAAGGTGAGGAGGTCGCGGTATTGGTCGATGGGGCCGTACACCCGAACCGCACGGTCGCGTCTGGCGCCATCAACCTCCAATCCGCAGCATCCGTGGTCAATGTGGGCCTGCCCTACACCGCCACCATCAAGACCATGCCAATTGAGGCCGGGGCTCAGGACGGCACGGCTCAGGGCAAGGAGCAGCGGATCAACGGGATCGTGCTCGACTTGTTTGAGACTGGTGCTGGTTTATGGTACGGGCCGAACCTGACCGACAT